AGCAAAAGTTACAGCATTACCACTACCACTTGTATCAATACCTGTACCACCTGTAAATGTTAGGGATTCAGAATCTAAATCAATACTTAATGCACCCCCTGTATCTGCTTGAAAGTCTAAGTCTTGAGCAGTTACCTGAGCATCAATATATGTTTTGATAGCCTTAGCAGAAGCTAAAGTATCATCACTAGCTGAAACAGAAGATAAATCTGTGTCAACAGAAGTTATACCAGTAGAAGAACCAATAACTAAAGTATCAATATTAGCAGTACCATCGAGGTATAAATCTTTAAACTCTAAAGCACCTGTACCTAAGTCGATATCATTATCGGTGACGGGAACAATAGCACCATCCTGAAATCTAAACTGTTCTGTAGCAACGCCTGTTACCTCTGTAAATATACCAAATCTATTATTGGATGTATCTACTAATATTTTATTTAATGCATCACTATCAGCTATTAAAGGTACGTATCCACCTTCTCCAGTAGTACCATCATGACTATGACCTGTACTTGAAGCAAAAGCAGATTGTAACTGATCAAATTCGTTATTAAAATGCGTTGCCTCAATAACGGAACCGTCAGTAATATCTGCACTACTCTGTCTTGTATATGTTGTTCCCACTTATCTCCTACCTCCCGGTATAAATTCTAATTGATATCCTTTAAAGGATATTGGTAAATTATTAGATTCATCTTGTACTCTAAGAGCAACAGTGAATCCACTTCCTTCTACTGATTGACGCACCAAGTTTGCACCTGATGAACCATAAACTGCAGTACCATAAGTTGATGCTGCAAGACCATACACAGCTATACCTGCTCCTGTTGATAAAGTATACGCTTGTGGTTGGGGTGTATCAGGACTATCAAAGTCATAACGCACTTTAAATGTTGCACTAACATTGCCTTCATTTTGATAGTTCCAAATAACTCTTTGTAAACTTTTTCTAATACCCGGATCTCCCATAGTCATATCAGGAGTTCTATAGAAAGCATTAATATTTGCACTTTCAGAAGCTCGGGTAAATACATTTCCTGATTCTTGTTTATAAACGTAGCCATCATATCCACCTGATACAACATTTTCTACACCACTAATAAATCCTGAATCACAGGAAGAAACTTTTAAACCTCGTAATTGAGAATATTCAAACCCTAAACCACCTGTATTAGGATTAATTTTAATAACTGCAGCTAATCCTTCAGCAGCATTTTCTGATTGGTCAAGACTTGTAGGATAAAATAATCTATATTGTGACTTTTCTCTAATAATTAATGAATTAATATTATGGGTAGTAATGTCGTCAATAATTTCTTGTACTTGTTTGGATATCGTACCCAATTCTACGTCACCAATCTTATCTGTACCTGCAACAGTTCTTAATCCGTCAGGTGCAAGAAAGATAACATCTCCTGCAAATTCTTGGATGCTTCTACCATCAACACAGCCAATTTTTCTAGTTACAGGCTGTAATTGAAAGTCTGCAGATGAACTTCCTACTAGTTTAAATATCTCATCTGTGCAAAAAATAAATAAATTATCACGGAAAACTTTAAGTCCTACTACTGTTGATTCTACTCTTATTTCTCCACCACCACTAGAAGTGGCAAAATCATTAGTTTTAAAAGGAGCCATAAACTTAACAGATTGAGGACTGCTAGAGTCTCCTGAAAAGAATATATGGTTTTTAAATATCTCTACGTGTTTAAAATTACCAGAGCCTGTAGCATTAACATTTGTTACAGTATAACTGGTATCCACAATTCTTGGGGTTGATGTGCCAGAACAAATAATAAGGTTATCAGTGCCGCTAAAATTGAATTGTCTAAATTCATAATTTCTTGTAGGTGTTCCTAGTCCTGTAATAAGGGAAGTCCAACTACCTGATCCACTAGATGCATAATGTATGCTTCCTCCTCTACCTGCTAAAACTACATCATTGAATATTGCAGAAAATACTACTCTTTCAGTAGGGGTTGTAACTTGAGGTACAATATTAGTATTAAACTTTGTAGTACCTAGTATTTTTTTATAACCACCTTTAATGTCTGGTTCAAAGTTAGTAAGTTCTAGAGCTTCTCCCGGAGCCATAGAAAATACATCTTTGTTGAGAACTAAACCTCCACCAAGACTTGTAACAAAAGGGTTTATCTGTGATGTATTAGGCATTACCGTATCTTAGATTTATCCTTTTATCTGTCATGTATTCTTCTTTATTGATTAAATCAGAGCGTAATCGTTTTAATCCATCTTCATACTCTCTGTTTGCAATCATAGCATGTTCAGGATCGGATCTAAGATTGTAAGTATAATACCTTGCTCTTGCTACTACTAAGTCAGAATATCTTTCTTCTAAATCAGGAACATCATCATAAGCTGATAATTCTGTGTGTAATTTCCAATATTCAAATGTAATTCTGTATGTATCCCCATTAGGTACTGGGCTTACGCCTAATTGACCACTTTGGGTTTTATACACATAAACAGGTGAAGCATATTGATCAGAATTATTCTGTAAATCAATACTACTATATCTAGTAAACCAATCTTCATAGGTTAGATATGTTAAATATTTAACTTCCGAGTTTTCTGATACTCTAACAAAATCTATATCTAAATTATCAGAAGATGCATTATTAATACCTACATAAGTTGTAGAAGCCGTTGCTGTAAATGTTTTATTTAAAAATTTACCATTACCTGTATCTGTAACAGTTAAACTTTCAGATAATATTTCTGTGCCTCCTGAAGTTGTACCCACTTTAACAGTAACACTACTTCCAGATGCACTAGGGTCTAATAATCGTACAGTTAAATTATATTGTGTATTTTTTACTGTAGATATTGCTTGTGTAACTTCAGAGGCATTTAATTGTAATCTTCCATTACCTGTTGCCACATATGAAGGTGATCCTGATACTGTTGTCCAATTAGATATATTGGATGTAAATTCAGGATTAGTAATTAATTCATTAGGGGTTAATCTAAAAGTATCCCAATCTATTTTTCTCCAACCTACATCTCCTGTTTGTGGAGAATCTGTAGAAGGTAAATTATAAACTCTTTGACCACCTTTAGTAACAATATAGGTTTCTTTATGTAGACTTGGTATTTCTTCTAGTGAGTTATAAATATCATGTAAAGCTCTATTGACAAAATTTTTAACAGAAGTTTGAATACCTCTAGCACTAGCAAAATCTGATGAAGTTAAAGACACTTCATTCAAATCATTTAATACTCTATTGGTTAATGTTAAATATGTTGCCAATTTATACTCCTAATTTTTTTTGATGTAACTTATCTATTTCTTGTTGTGTCATACATACAACTACACTTTGTTCTATTGTTTCTACAGGAAATTGTCGTTCAATAGATTGTTTTAAACTTTCTTTACTTGTTTTTATATACAAATCACAAGTTTCAATTTCTAAAAATGTTTCGTATTTATATACAAATACTTTTGGGGAAGGTTCTCCTATAAGTAGTATAATTAATACGATAAAAAACTTCATGTTGAAAAGGGGGGCATTAAACCCCCCTTAGTAGTATTATGCAAATGTAGATGTTTGTGAATCACTATCTGTTAGTGTTCCACCTGCATCTAATGACATTACACAACACCATACTCTTACTTTAGCATCGATTGCACCAGTACCAATTGTTAGTCTGATTGCATCTGCTGATGAGTAAGCATAGTTAGCATCAAGAGTAGTCATCTGACCTGCTGCTGCAACTGTTGCTGCTGCTGCATATTGATCAGCGTCTACACTGTCACCAACTGCGATAGTACCTGAGTTACCTGCACCATCGGCTGTTAACACATCAACACCTGCTGCTAAAACAAGTGAGTTAGCAGGGATTGGTAATACATCAAAAGTATCACCTGTTGCATTAGTAGTAGAAGAAAAATCTACTACATCTGATATCACTCTTGGAATACTAGATCCACTTTTTGCAGGGATGTTAGTAGAAGTGATATTACTATTATAATTTGTAGGCATAGTATGTTTTCTCCTCTATTAGTCTATTAAAATATGCTCTAAAATTAAAGCATTGTCTCTTAGTACTTTTCTACCAAATACATGCAATCCTCTAACAATATCTGCAAAGCTATCTGGGTCTCTCATGACTTCTGTCTTAGCAATAGCAGAAGCTGTTGCTGTAGATGCCATGTGACCTGATAATACTTTGTAGTAGTTAGATGTAGAAGAAGCAGCAAAGTTGTTAGTCATGTAAACTTCAAAGTTTAGAATTTTACCTGAATGTACTTTACCATTTCTTAATGGAGCTGCATTACCAGTAGTATCATCCATAAGTTTTGAAGAAGTTTGATGTAACTGCTCATAAAACTCAGGGGATGCTACGAACCAACGGTTCTCCTCTGGAACGTCATTTGCATGTAATCTTTTAGCATGGTTAGCCATAAGATTTACAGGATCGATTTCAGATGTACCAAAACCAACGTCTTGTCCTGAACCATCAGAACCGACAGTTGTTCCTGCACCTGCAACCATAGCTGCAATTACGTTCTTGTCGTATTCGTTTTTCAACGCATAAGCACCAGATGAAGTCGCTAAAGATTCCCAGTTTACGTGAGATTGACGCTCTTCAATATCATCAACTTTAAAAGCAAACGAATTTGCTTGGTCAACAATAAGCTGTAATTGATCGTCAGCAATATCTTGGGTGTTAATTGTAGCACCTCTTGTATATGGCTGTACAGTGATTGTTGGTTCTTTGATGATATTAACAGTGTCGCCAAAGTTTTCGATCTCACCTGCATAGTCAGTATTGGTGATAGCCTCTACTACTGATGCAGTTCTGAAGAACTTTTGGACTTTCTGGCTGTAAATTACTGGTAACCAATTACCTGATGGTAAATTGCCGTATCCAGCAGATTTTGAAATAGCCATTATATTGTCCTCCTATTTACTGTTATATTATGCTATTTAATTCTACCCTCTCGTCTAGCAAGGTCGATATCCTTTTCATACTTTACAAATTCAGAAGGTTTTAATCTTTGAATTTCTTGTACAGTCCAGACTTTCTTTTGAGTAGTACCAATGTTATTTCCCTTATGGGTAGCAGTAACAGATTTAGCTGCATCCTTCAGATTAACTTTAGTTTCTTTCTTAGCTGTAATACCTTTATCCATTTTATACAAATCGATAGCTCTTGCAGCTAATTTAGCATTAGAGTTATTACTGTAGAGCCATCCTTGAATAGTATCGTCTTGCTCTTCAGCCCATTTATGAAATTCATCACTATTTCTTATTTCTTTATAGTCAGGGTGTAACTTAGCAAGTTCCACTTCTGCCTTTTGTAATGATACTTCTATTTGAGCATCCTCTAATGATTTTAACTTAGTTTCAACTAACTTAGCTTTTTGGTCAGCTTCTTCTATCGCTATTGTTTTGATAATATCATAAACATCAGGATATTTCTGCCTCCAAGCACTAAGCTCGTTTTTATCTTTAGGTGGCTTAAATTCTTGTACACCACTTGCCAGTTGTTCTTTTAACTTTGATACCTCATCCTTAAATTTCAAGATAGTAGTATCATAGTGTCTTTTAAGATCGTCATAACGTTTCTTAAAGACTCGTTCCTCAGCAGTTTCAGGGCGTTCTTTATCGGGAGTAGCTTCTGCATCTTCGTCAAGTGCATCGGTGTCCTTTTGAACAGTAGCTGAATCTTGCTCGTCATCCTTATCTAAATCTCTTTTATATTTATTTCGATAAGGTGTAGGTTCGAGAAACTCTTCAACAACCTCTTCTTCTTGAGATTGCTCTAGTTCCTCATTTTCGTTTCTTATTTCTTCCATTTTTTCTCCTTGGGTGCTGTGGAAGAACAGGTCGCCCTATGCTTATTAAATCAAGGGGCTATGACTACGCAGTCATAGGTCGCCTATTCATCATACCACCACCGTCTTGGGGTGGTACTTCTGTAGCCTGTGTAGGCTCAGAAACTTGTTGTGCTTCTGCCATATCTTGTTGTGGCATCATATCTTGTACAAACTGTTTCATAGAATCCTGAGGTGTTTCTGCAGGATACTTTGCTGTAATAATGGATACAGGAATAACTATGACAGGTTCCTGTGGTCCATAACTTTGTACAGATTCAATATTAATTCCTTTGTTTTGTAATGCTTGTTTTACATCTGCTGTCATATGCATATTTAAAACTGCATCATCTTTGTTTGTTGAAGCAGGTTGTCCACCAGCTCCTTGGCTTGGTGTTGGTTCTGAAACGCCACCTGCCATGTCTTGTGGGGCATTCCCCATTATACCATTAGCCATTATATGCCTCCTCGTAATCTTTCGCCTTTAACTGATGCACCACCTTTTGATGGACTAAATCGTAGCCATCCCGCGTCATATCCTCTATCTGCAGCAGTTCCTTTATCATATGCTTGTCTTTGAATGTTACTAAAATCAGCTCCTGTTTGCTCTTCTCTTTTTCTTCTTTCTTCTTCAAACTTATCTGATGGAGTTTCTTTTGCTTGTTGTGCTTTTGCTTCTTTTGCTATTCTTTCTTCTTCTGCTTTTTCTTGTTTTTGTGTTTCTTGATCTACATAATTTTGAATTTGAGAACTAGTTGTAAATCCTTTACTCATAGCTTCTTGTACTAATGCAGGATCAACACGTTGACCACCTGAATAGAACTGCCCTGCAACACCTTCAAATCCTATATCAGGGAAATTAAACGCTGTAGTATCAGCAGCACCTAGCATTGGCATTTCATCTACTGTTAATTGCTCTGCATATTTTTTATATGCTTCTTCAGGATCACCTACTAATGAACCATGTGTTTGAGCATAAGCTGAAGCAGGAACTCCACGAATATCTACTTCTGATACTCTATTTAATTGCTGTAAATCTGCAACCATCTTCATTTGACCCGGATTAGCAGGATCTTCAACTTCTTTTAAAATACCTCTAGTTTTTAATGCTTGTTCATCTGTAAATTTATCTATACCTTTTATAGCAAACGGTATACCTAAAATTGGATGTATAGCACCTGCTACTACGCCTAAAGCAGTATTAGTAAAATCTTCTTTTGGTGTATAGTCTACAGTTCTATTATCTGCATTGTATGTATTAAAATCAAAATTACCTTCATTCTTTAATTCAATGAATGATTCTACAGCTTCTCTTGATTGTGCATTTAAATCAGGTTTAGGAGCTTCTGGTGTTGGTTGTCCACCATCTCCTCCAGCAAATGCGGGTGGTACATAATTAGGATCAACAACACACATTTTCTTTTCAGCATCATAAATATAACCCGGTGGGCATGGATCTGTTGTTGGTGTTTCAGGTGTTGTTGTAGGAGTTTCAGCATATGGAAACTCTGGTTCAGTTTTAAATGTAGGCATTGTAGGTGTACTGGTATAGTTAAAAGGTTGATATTGGTATTTCCAATTTGACGTATTAGGATCAAATTGTAATACTAAATTCTGACCTAGTAATCTATTGCCAGTTTTTTGTGGTTCGTCATACAGTGCCATTATATTTATTTATACTCCCTTAATTGTATTTTAAGATTCTTCAGTTGGCGTAGAGAACTGATCTTCCCTTGGAGTCGGTACACCTCCAACTCCGATGTTGCCACCTCCAACGCCTGTGAGGTCACTTGGATTTGCTCCTGCAGGTACTCCTCCAGATGCAGCCACATTGGGTTGTCCACCATCGCCTTGATTTGTTTTGCTTCCATTTGCCATTCCCATTATCTTTGCAAAGATTGCAGCTCTTTCAGGATCATTAATTAATTTCTCTGGTTCAATATCTAGAGTCTTTGCAATCTCTCTTAATACTGAATGCCATTTTACAAATGGTGCAAGATTCTGATTTGATGCTGCTTGTAAGAAAGTCATCAATCTTTGTGAACGAACTTCTTTCTGCATCAGTGAAGATGTTCCTCTTGCTTTAATATTTAAATCACCACGTATTTCTGGTGTGTCCTGATTAAACTGCATATTCCATTGGAAGAATGATTCTCCCAAAATTTTTAATAAAAAATCATCAATGTTTTTAATAACTGTTTTAATATTTAATGCTGCAGCTCCCATTAACATTGACATACCTGCTGCAGTTCGAGTTGTTGATTGAACCCCTGTTTGACCATGAGAGTAAGATGGGATACCTGTTGATTCATCAGCTAACTGTCTGAATCGATCAAACATCATCATATTCTCAGGAGCAGTATTAGGAAATTTTAATCCATGAATTGCTTGTCCTGTCATACCACTTTGTCGTCTAAATATTTTTCCGGGGTATACAGACATTTCTTGACCCGGAACTAACATAGTTTCATCAACATCAAAAACTAAGTTACCTGCTAATGCCAAGTTATCAATAGCCATTCTTGCATGACCATTCATAATTGTTTGTGCATCATCCATATTTTCAGGTATGCCCACGCCAAAGAATTGATAAGGATTGATTTCATAAGGGCATACCAAGTAAGGAATCCTTGAAGGAGTAAAAGGATTAAGTACTAATCGGATAATTTCATCTCCACATATCCAACAGTTTATAGATACTTCATCTAAATCATCATCGTCATCATCAACTTCTAAACCTGCTTGTTTAGCAAGTTGTTTATCCATATAACCCCAGTATTCTAGAATTTCATATCGATTTCTGTCTAATTCGTTTGTTGTATTCTCACGATCAATTAATGAACTTTCATAACCTCTAGGTTCATAATTGTATCCATTTTTTAAACACTCACGAATAGCATCTGCTCTAAAAAAGGGTCTATTAATTAAATCTCTTAATTGAGATCGAGTATATATGTGTCTTTGGATGACATAATCTGATTCCTCAATATTAACTGCTTGTGGATCAGGATAAATATTCCAACAACTAACAGCTTCTATTTTAGGAACTAATTTAGTTGTAGAAGTATATTCATTCTCATTTGTTTCAGGATTCTTTTCCCATTTATGTAATGTTTTATCATAACTAAATGGTCCTTTAATAATTCCTGTACCTAAAAGGCACATTTCAAATAAAGAATGTTTTAAAGTTGTTACAGCATTAGCTTCTTCTAACTGATCATGAATAAGTTTTTCCATATTAGCTGCAGCCATTTGAGCAGGAGATATTTGTGGTTCAGCTCTACTATCGTTTGCTTCCCCATCAACAAAACCTGCTTTTCCATATTTCTTTTTTAAGCCACCTAGAACATCATTAATAACTTGTCCTTTTTCTCTTTCCATGCCATCGCCCGGAAATCCATAAGGACTTTCAAAAGTATCTTCTTCTTGTTCTTGAGCTTGTTTTGGAATATGGGCATACTCACTAATACCTTCTGGTACAGGAGTAGGTTCTACACCAATTGGAAATTTACCTGATGAAAATAATACCTCGATCAATTGACCATAGGCAGCCATTACTTTAGTCTTTGTAACTTTTACAAATACTCTTGACTTTTCTTTTTCGGTAAAAGTCATATCAGAACCATAGATACCTCTATAGTTTCTGTAACTTCTTAACCACCTATTTTCATCAAATAACCTAGCTTCTTCTGATTCATTAAACTTGCCTTTAACTAAACCAACAAGTTCAGCATACTCAGAAGATTCTGTTTCATTATCCAGAGCTAGGATTTCATCATCAGCCATAATTAATTAATTCTAGTAATCCCTCTCGTCAGCCATAGAAAATATTTTGCCATCAACGTAAGATTTCTTTTGCTTAGGCATATCTACGTTTTGACCATTTCCGTCATAACCGTTAGGAAGATTGTCAGCAGGTTTAGCCATTTTCTTTTGATCTTCTGCTAATTCACCTTGCTTGTACATCTTCATCTTAAGGTTGTCTTTTTTTACTTTCATAGTTACTCCTCCTTAGTTAGGTTTTTTTGTATGTAAGGTAATAACCATTTATTATCCACACATACTGTTGTGAGTCCGTTAGCGATTGTATTAACAATCTTTTCTTCTGTTGTTATATCTAGACCCCATTGATATACAATTGCGTGAAGAATCTCGTGTATTAATGTATTGGCATGTGATACATTATCTTCATTTATGGATAATCCTATAGCTCCTTCTTTAGCAAAAAATTCTCCTGATGCTTCATTAGAAGTGGCATAGTTTTTATCCCACATTTGAAATTCGTAATTTCGATATCCTATTTTTATTTTCTTAGGTAATTTCATTAGTATCCAAATGTTTCATCTGCAGGTATAAATTTTTCTACAGTGTTATAAAATCTTTGACTACTTTCGTAGTGGTAAGGATGCATTGGTCTACTCATACAGCCATATCGAAGTGCATCATATGCGTGATCTTCTGCATTTGTATCAACATCCTCAGGATTGCTTTTATCTACTGGTAGTGCAGGAAGTGTTCTCAGTAGATTACGACAATTTGAAAATACTTTTAAACTAGGTTGTTGTGTTTTTTCATCTAGCTTTAATCGTCTGTGGATTTCTAATTTTCCAGCTACACGACTCTTAGGACTTCGATCAGAAGGTCTCCAACGACATCCTTGTTGAATCATTGATTCAGCAATACTAGGTCCTGTGTCACCTCTTCTAGCCCAAGTAGATGAGTCAAGTATTCCATATTTAACAAACTCACCGTGTTCTAGTTCTAAAACTTTTTTAGCAAATTCATCTGCTGTTACTCGTTGTGTATATAGTTCTCGATAAACCCAAAGGTTATTATCAAAGTCAATAGCAAACCATAAACAACAGGCAGGTGAACTATATCCCCAGTCAGCCGATCTAAACCTTACCCAGTTTCTTGGTATGTCAAAAGGTTCTGATATATGAGCAACTGTGCTAAATTCTGGAAAGGATGAATTTTCATATGCATTCCAATCACCTTCTAAAAACTGTTTACGTTGTGTTTCAGGTAGTGATGACAACATAATCACATAATCTTCTGTTTGCATTAGATAAGGATTATCTTGTAACTTAGCAGGTATAAATCTTCTTGTTATTGTTTTTACACCTAGAGGTGTTTGAATCTTTTCTTCAAACTTTGTATTTGGTTCAGCAGGATCAACAAACATTTCTTTGACCCATTGTGATCCTACGTTTCCCGGATTCCCTGTTGCTCTCATAAAAACAGGAACTTCAGGATCGGTGCTTCGTAAAGATGATCTTAGAAAGTTATATATCTCTGGATTAGGATACTGGGGTAATTCATCAATTCCAATCCAAGTATATGACTGACCCTGATATCGTAAAACGTCTGTCATGTTTTCGGCATAACCAAATTCGATTCTTGCACCTGAAGGAAATCTCCATTCCTTTTCTTGTTCTCTCCATTTTGTTCCGGGATAGGCTTTCGGATACAATCGTTGAGAATGAGATATTAAGTCTCTCAATTCAGGCATTGTTCTACGAATCAGCAATGCTCGATGTGAACCTTTATCACAATAACGTAAAGGATCAATTAGCATGGCATATGATTTGCCACCGCCTCTTGCTCCTCCATAAAAAACTTCTCGTTCACTTGCAGCTAAGAACTGTGTTTGTGGACCATCATTAGGTTCAAAGATAATATTATCTTTTGCTTGTTCTTGAACTGTGGGTGTTAGTAAATCTAACTTATCTTTTTCTATAACTTGAGACTTTGTGTTTGGGTCTGTTGCCTTTTGTAAAGTTTCTTTTTTTTCTTTAGCGTTATAGATTTCGTTCTGTAACTTTTTTATTTTTTTAGTCTGCTTGTTAATAGCAGCTTTAGCTGATAGTTTTGCTTTTGTTTCTTTATTAAGAAATCTTTTACCACCTCTTCTTTGACCTACATTAAGTTTCGGTTTCGGTGGTGGTATTTCGCTCATGTCTATCTAAAACTTTCTTTACTCCTATGTGACTAATATATCTTCCTGTTGTTGCTGTTAGCCATCTTGCAACTTCTCTATATGAACAATTCTGTATATAGACTTGTGCTTTTTCGATAGCTTCTATTTCTTTTTCAATAGGTTCAATATAATCTGGATTATCGTCACACAGTTTATAACCATAGGGTACTACCCTTGCAATTTTTTTAATTCGTTCCATCCTTAGGTGGTAATATAAATATTCCGTGTGCTATTTTAGCATTCACGTCTATCTGTTCTCTTTTTACTAATCCTACTCTATCTAAAATTTGTTTAGCTGCTTCCATTCTAATATTGGCTGCAGGTGTTGTTCCATCTTCATTTAAAGCATTAACTAAACCCATTGCAGCTCTAGGAGAATACATTGCTAATACTCCTTCGGCTCGTTCAATAATTTCTTGTTTTAAAGAACGTACAACATTAGCATAAGAAGTAGGAGCATAACCTGCAAGTTCTGCAGCTTTACTTGGACTTCCTTGAGCTTCTCCAAACAAAGCAATTAAAAATTTTTCTTGTTGCTCTGTTAGTTGCTTTTTAGTAGCAACACTAGACATTATTTTCTTTTAATTCCTTTAACGTGCTTTTGACTTTTAGGTGGAGATTTTTTACTACCACTTTTACCAGCCCATAAAACTTTATCAGCCCAGTATGCAGCACTTGTTTTGCCTTTTGAAATGTTTTTTGCATGACGTGCTTTAAATGATTTACGAGCTTCTGCAGAATAGTTATGACCCATAGAAGCATCACCGAAGCGAATAAGTCTGGGCTTCCCGTTCTCAAGTATAGCGACTTTACCTTTTTTACCACCTTCAGTGGTACGAACAGGTTTGCTAAATCCTTTGAGACCATGTTTTTTAAGAAAGTTTTTTTTCTTTTCTGCATCGCTCATTGCCATTATTTTGTTGCCTTTGCTTTTTTCTGAGCTGTCTTACTTAAATTTTTATAGTGATATAACTTCTTACTAGATTTAGTATGAGTTTTACCTGTATGTAAATCTCCATTAGCCATTGCATGTTGAAATCCTTTCCACTCTGTACCATCTTTAAGATAGTGACCTTGTGATTTCCATGAATTGCTTGATGCTTTTTTTGGCTTCATATTACTTTTTCTTTTTTAATTTTTTAAAATCAGCACCTGTAATTTTGCCGTAAGGTTTTGCCTTATCTAATTTAGTTTGTTTACCTTTTAGTTTTGCTTTTGGTTTTTTCATTCCGTACATTATTTTACCCTCCTATAGGCTTTTGTTTTTTTCGCTATGTTCTTTGGTTGTTTCACGAATTGTTTTCCCTGAGCTGTTCCTTTTCTTTTTGCTCTGGTTGTTGCTGCGTATTCCTGTGGACTCAAGCTCTTGATGGCTTTCTCGGGAAGATATCTTTCTCCTGTCTTGGAAGAGGGTTTCCCAGACTTGGTTCGCCACTTTTGATTTGTCCACGCCTTAAGACTTCTTTGACTTTTTTTTAACGCCACTGATTATACCTTTGTTTGCTGAAGCATAAAATACTTGTTTGCCACGTTTCTTACCATATTGTTTTTCCATTGATTTTTTAATCTTGGTTCCTTTTTTACTTAGTGGCATTGATACTCCTTATCGTATTTGTGGTATGTAATGTTCTTCTACACGTATTGTAACAGTTACATTACCTGAAGAACTACATAGTCCTCTAAACTTATCCCCTTGATATAACCAAAAGCCATCGGTTATTTGTATTAAACCATTAGCTATTAATTTTGTTGTTTCGGCTAAAGTGTAATATGTTGTATTAGCAGAATCATACCAATCTAAAGAAAATGTTAATTGATTAGAAGTATTGTTAGCAATATAAATACTTTTAATTTCTGCTTCATAGTTATTAGGTACAGTATAAATATCCTGATTGGATGTTGTTAATTCTAAACTGACTGTTCTACTTTTACTTGCCATTAATATCCATCCTGTACTAATAGTAAATCAAATGAAGCAGAAGCAGAAGAAGTAGAACTTGATTTACCTGATATATAAATATCAGATTTTTCTGGTATCACGTTGATTGAATTAAATATAACTGTTGTTTGACCGCCTCTAACATTTAAAAATTGTTTTGTTTGAAATGCAGCGTTTGTAATACTATTGTCTCTTTGTATAAATTTAACATCCATTTCTTGGTCTTTACCAGATGAAACATTTATTGATAGTAGATAACCAGTATAGTTAGCAGGAATGGTATATAAACACATTAATGTTTGACCTCTACCTGCAGATATAGTTGCGGCTACATCAGAACCACCTGTATAAGTAACTGTAATTGTTCCTTCATTATTTCCAAAAGACCCTGCTGTTTCAACAGACATTCTAAATACTCTTAAAAATGTTTGTGTAGTTGTAACTGTACTTGTACCATTTAAATTAACAGTTTCTTCAGTTAAATTATAAGAAC